CAACCACTAATAATTGGGAAATTGATTTTCCTGTTCCAGTAAATATTGACTATCAAATAACTACTTATGCTCGTCAACCCCGTCATGACCGAGAAATTTTGGCGCAGTTATTATTCACAAAGATTCCATTACGATTTGCTGTTTTAGAAACTGGTCCAAATACCAGTGCTGGAACAACACGTCGTTTGGATGTTTTAGATGTCGCTAAAAGAGACATTACAGAACAAGGAAAACGCTTATTTGTAAATGCAATAACGGTGCGTGTCTCTAGCGAGATTGCACCAGTACTTTATAATAAGTTCTACAAGGTTAGTACACTAAACGTAACAGGCACAACTGGCAGCGCCAAAATTGGTCGTGGTCAATTTACGCCAATCTCGTACACAACACAGGCACCATAAGGAAACCCCTACCCAACTAGCAAGGAGAAATCATGGCTTATAGCCGTCCAGGTGTTTACATTAGTGAACGCCTATTACCACCAGTAATTCCTAATGGAGTTACTGCAGATGCTGCTGGCGCAGTTGTTGCACCTTTTGCACAAGGCCCAGAAACAGTAACGCTTGTTTCATCTTGGTATGAATTTACCAAGTACTTTGGAGGTTACAACGCCTCTTATCCAGCCACCTTCCAGGTTGGCTCATTCTTTGCTAATGGTGGACGTGAACTTTATGTTCAACGTCTACTTGCGGCCAACGCTGTTGCTGCATCTAGAAGTTTAGTAGATTCAGGTAGCGTTGCACGAGTAACTGTTACATCTAAAAATGCTGGAACAGATGGAAATAATCTTCGTGTTGTTGTTACTGCTGGTGAAGTTGCTAGTACCTACACCCTAACTCTTTACAAAGAGTCTGGTGTAGCAAATGATATAACTGATGACATCCTTCTTGAACAATATTCAAATGTTGTTTTTAATGATGCTACATCTAGTGATTACGCTCCAACAGTAATTAACTTATTATCATCAAATATTACAGTTGCTGTTATCGCTGGGTATGCTGGTCAAGGTATTACAAGTGCTACCTATCCACTAACAGGTGGATCAAATGGTTCAGCAACAGCATCTACTGATTACACCAATTATAAGGCTGGTGGTTCTTCAGTCTTTGAACGGTTTACATCTTTTGATCGTCCATTAGTTGTTTTCATTCCTGACGCAAATGCATTAGCATCTGGAACAGTTGCAGTATTTGATGCCGCAACTTCTTGGGCAGAAAGCAATAATGGATTTGTAGTTCTTGGAACTGATCCTGATTTAACAGTAGCAAATGCGGTTACTTTTGCAGCAAGTCTTACTGATACAAGCAATGCTGCTGTTTACTATCCAAACGTTTATATATCTGATCCACTTGGACGTGGCACAGGGTCTCTTCGTAAGATAGAGCCAGCAGGTGCTGTAGTTGGTTTATACCTATCCACTGATGCAAGCCGTGGCGTATTCAAAGCCCCAGCAGGTATTGGTTCAGCAATTCAAGGAATTGTTGCTGTAGAAAAAACATTTACATCTACAGAACTTGACACAATGAATGCAAGCACATCTCCTGTAAATCCAATTCGTCAAATTCCTGGCGCTGGACTTTCAGTTATGGGTGCCCGCACATTGAAGCAAGATGGGACAGCAAACAAGTATGTAAACATGCGTCGTTCTTTAATTTACATTCGTAAGAATTTAAAAAATCTTACTGAGTTTGCAATATTTGAAAATAATGATGAACAATTGTGGTCACGTATTAATACTGCTCTTGGTTCATTCTTAAATGAATATCGTAACCAAGGCGGTCTTCGTGGTGCAATTGCTTCACAGGCTTACTTTGTTAAGTGTGATGCTGAAAACAACACAGCACAAACAATTGCAAATGGTGAAGTACACATTCAAGTTGGTGTTGCTCTTCAGTATCCAGCAGAGTTCATCGTCATCGACCTCAGCCAAAAGACGCTGAATTAATCCAAAGGAGAAATAAATAAATGCCTACAATCATTAATAATCGGTCATCATTAATTACCGATCCAATACGTAACTTTAGATTCTTAGTTACATTTAAAGCACTACCAACAGCAAGTACTGCCACAACCGCTGTGCAAACAGCCACTTTTGGTTTTACATCTGTATCAGGTATGGCTGTGACTACAGACTCTATCCCTTACCGTGAAGGCGGATACAACACCACCGTTCACCAAATTCCAGGACAAACTACATTTGCGCCAATTACTTTGCAACGTGGTGTGGTCCTAAACTCAAGTCAAAACTATGACTGGATGCGAAATATGTTTGCAACCGTTCAAGGTGGAGGCACTCGTTCTGCAACTCAGAACTTCCGCTGTGATCTAGAGATTGCAGTACTATCACATCCAATTCCTGGTTCTAATCCGTCGGATACAACTGCGGCACAAACAGACCATGTAGCAATGCGCTTTAATGTGTATAACTGCTGGCCAACTGCTGTGGCATACTCAGACTTAAACGCTGGTGATAACGCTCTATTTGTTGAGCAGATGACTCTAGTCCATGAGGGCTTTGATGTTAACTGGGCAGCAAACCTAACAACTTCAGCAGCAGCATTCCCAGCATAATCTAACAAAAGGATAACAATGACGAACACAATTAATGCAGCGGTTAATCCCGCATTAGCAAACAATCTGTTAAACAAGGCGCTAAATGAAACGCCAAAAGAAGTACTGCCTGAAATCAATTCACCTTTGGATACAACTGTAGATCTTCCTGGTGGCTTTATTACAGCCACTGGGGAGGTCATCAGAACTGCTGAAGTTCGTGAACTTACAGGTAGAGATGAAGAGGCTATTGCAAAAACAAGTAATATTGGAAAAGCCTTAATGATTATTTTGCAACGTGGAACAGTAAAAATTGGTGATGAAAAAGCAGATGAAAAGATGCTTGATCAATTATTAATTGGAGATCGAGATGCTCTCTTGCTTGGGATTTTAAGAGTTACTTTTGGTAACAAAGTTAAAATTCCAGTATTTGTAGATAATGAAGAAAAATTAGTAGAGGTTGATATAACTGCCGATATTAAAAATAAGATTCTTACTGATCCATTAAATGATCGTATGTTTACTGTCAAAGGTAAAAAGAGTCAATTTACTGTCCGTCTTCCAGATGGAATTGTTCAAAAGAAAATGATTGATAATATGGACAAAACATCTGCAGAATTAAGCACCATTGTACTAGAAGGAACAGTTACTCAAATTGATTCTGCTCCAGTGTATAGCGCCGCACAAGTTCAAGCACTCAGCGTTATTGATCGCAGAACAATTATTGAAGCAATTAATAAAAGAGCACCTGGTCCTCAATTTGAGGACGTGGTCGTTAAAGACCCAGAAACAGGAAGTGAGGTACTGGTTCCTATTAATTTAGGATCCTTATTTCAGTTCTAGTAATACGAGTTATGAACAACTATTCTATGAATGGTCGGCATTAACTCAAACGTATAAGGGATGGTCTCTAGAAGATATTAAAAAAATGTCTAAAAGAGAAAGATTTAATTGGTTAGAAGTTGCTAAGGCGAGAGTTGGAAGGAATTTAAATGGCTAGTAATGATCCATTGAAAGACCTTTCGGGTGCCACAAAAGGACTTAAATCAATAAACAAAGAGATAGATCATCTTGAACAAGCCTTAAAACGTGTAAAGGGTTTAGTTGGAGGAACTCTTTCAGGCGTTAAAAATGTTTTATCTTCTGGTGTTGGTCAAGGCACCAGTATGGGACTAGGCGTATCCAATGCTCAATTTAGTAATGGTGCTGGTGGTTCTGGTGGCAGTAACGTACAAATGCCGTGGCTGGTCTCCAAGATAGGATTATCAGGAACAGTTGGAGTACAGGCTGGTTTAGGAGTTGCATCTGCTGCATATGCTGGTCTTCCAGATATGTCAGCCGTCATGCCTCGTGCTGCTGGTTTTTACAATGCAACACGGCGTATGCCAGGAATGACTAGAAGTGCTTTAACTGCTGCATCCTTTAGTGCTATTGGTGGTGGTATTTCAGGACCTGGTGAAGATGTTGCAGCAGCCAACGTCCTTAGTCTTGGCTATGGATTAAGTGGTGGAGCAAATTTCTTGCAATCAATGCGAGAGGTAAAGGGTGCCGCACTTGGTTATAACATGCCAAACGCAACTGCAGCAATGGCTATTGGTGGATTGCACACAGGCGATATGAGTGCAAACCTTTATCAATACGGAATTAGTACTCTTGATGTAAAAACTGGTAAAGCCAAAACAATGGATGATATTGCAACACA